CAGTTGCTATGATTCCCATCGTTTTTCCTTGTGTGTTTGTAAAATGTTGTACTATTATGCACATTCAGGAAAACGTGATCAAGGTGAATTTTACATGGGATTAAAAATAAGTGACGGCAACAGCAAGGACTTTAGCCGGCCATTGAGCGGTGACTTGCGTGGTGAGTTTGAGTCTTTTCTTGCATCGAATGGCATGACGGTAGAGGCGAGTAAGGGGTTGGTGGTTGGTGGCGACATAGGTCGAGCCAACATGGATGTGGCCGGCAAGAATAAGCTGGTGGGCTGGTATCAGGTCTGGTTGGATCAGGACGTGCCTTTTGGCAGGTGTGGTGATCGCACGGTGAGCAACGATGAGCCGACTGCGACTTGGAAGCCTGACAACGCGGTCAGCCATAAGATGACCGATGAAGAGAGGTCGCAGATCAGGATGCTGTCCGAGCAGAAGGCTAAGGAGCTGGAGGAAAACCAACGGGAGGCGGCTGAGCTTGCACAGAGTCGCTGGGAAAGTTATCCCGAGGCGAGTGAGGACAATCTATACCTTTCTAGGAAGGGCGTGGCCAACCATGGTTTGAGGGAGAGCGGCAACAGGCTGGTCATCCCGATGCTGGACAAGAAGCTTGAGGTCGTTGGCTTGCAGTATATCGAGGAGTCTGGCAGCAAGCTCTTCATGAAGCACTCAAAGAAGAAGGGTTCGTTCTTTGTCATCGACCCGCAGCAGATGCGATCCGCGCACACGATTAATTACGTTGAGGGCTATGCCACGGGCGCGAGTTACTACGAAGACCTTGGTCAGCCGGTCGTGGTCTGCTTTGACGCATACAATCTATCGCCGGTCGCAGAGACTGTCAGCGGCTGGTTCCCAGAGGCCAAGCACGTCTTCATTGCCGACTGCGATGACACCAAGACGGGTGAGCTTGAGGCGGTAAAAGCCGCGCAGGCGGTGAGACGTATCGGCGCTCAGGCTGAGGTTCTGATGCCGCAGAGCAAGGGCGACTACAACGACCACGCGATGGAGGGTGAGCTTCTGCCTGAGCTGAACAAGGTTGAGCTGCCGGTTGACTATGAATTCAATGTGACCGACAAGGGCCGGATGCTGAACACCAAGGGCAACGTGCTCGGGGTTCTGACGGTCAATCAGATCAGCGTGCATTACAACGTGATCAAGAAGGCGATGGAGATCAACATACCGCACAGCAACTTCATAGCCGATATGCGCGACGAGTCTAGCTTGATCGAGATCGAAGATCGCTGCATCCAGATGGGCGTGCCTTACCAGAAGGTGAGGGACTACCTAAAGCTCTTGGCCAAGGAGTATAACCCGGTCAAGGAATGGATCGAGAGCGTGCCTTGGGACGGCACCAGCCGGCTGCAAGACTTCCTGAACACGATCCAGAGCACCAACGAGCCATTGAAGGAGATGCTGATGACCAAGTGGCTTATCGGTTGCGTGGCGGCAGCGTGTGAGCCAAATGGCGTGTCCCTCGAAGGTATCTTGGTCTTTCAGGGCGCTCAGGGGTTGGGTAAGACCCTCTGGTTTAAGCGTTTGGCGGACTATGAGAAGGGCTGGCTGCTAGAGGGAGCCACGCTCAATCCAAACGATAAGGACAGTGTGAAGCAGGTGGTGAGCCACTGGATTGCAGAATTGGGAGAGCTGGGCAGTACGTTTAAGCGTGCGGATATCGACTCATTAAAGCAGTTCACGGGCAAGAAGGTTGACGAGCTGCGCCTACCCTATGACCGGGCGAGCACCACGTACCAAAGACGAACCGCATTCTACGGCAGCGTTAACGAGCGCGAGTTTCTCATAGACACCACCGGCAACAGACGGTTTTGGGTTGTCGCAGTCACCGCGATCAACGCGAGCCACGGGATCGATATGCAGCAACTGTGGGCGGAGATCAAGGAGACGCTGTACCAGAAGGCGAGCTGGTATCTCAACGCTGAGGAGCGCGAGATGCTCCAGAACAGCAACGAGACCTACCGCACCCAGAGCACGGTCGAGGACTTGATACTTGAGCACGTACACTTCCAGAGCCAGAATACGAAGCCAACGCAGATGACAAAACTGCTGCGTGACCTCGGAATATCCCAGCCTAGGATGCCTGATATCAAAGATGCGAGCAGGGTACTGGCGCAGTTTGGACTGGAACCCAGAAAAAGTAATGGCAAGAAAGTGTACGACTTGGACTATACGAAGGTCGAGATTGGGAGTGCGGACAAGTTTAGCGATAGCTGGGGCAAGGATTTCTAAGGGTACGTCTAGTGATACCCTATTTGAAGGTTTTATAAGTGCTTGATATGTTTAATGTTCTTAACAGGGTAGGGTAGGGTACTACTAATATAATATTATTTAATACTAATAGCATATAGGTACAGACCGCAGGAAGTGCTCGAAGGGGTTTTGAAAAAGTTTTGAGTAGCTGTACCCTGCCCCCCTGTACCCTGATGATTGGAGGTGGAGATGGAGAGCTTCGAGTATGATCACAGTGTGAGCGATGAGCGCAACTTCAGGGTGTGGCAGTTGATGAACTCTGATGAGCGAGACAGCGTAGGGCAAGCGCCTCTTCAGGATGAAGAGGCGCGGGTAATGTTTAACGAGCTGAGGGATAACGGATGGCTGATGACACGCCAAAGAGAGGAAGGCCAAGGAAAGAGCGCAAGCAGTTAGTGGAGACGCCGAAGTCATTCTTAGCGGATGACGAGGCAGGGATCACCGACATGCAGACGGCTTTCGTGTGGCACTACACAGAGGGCGCGTGTGGGCAGACAGAGGCAGCGCGCCGGGCGGGGTTCTCATTCCCAGCCAGCGCGGCGACCAAGATGCTCAATGGCGTGACGTTCCCGAAGGTAACGCGAGCTGTGCGCGTCAAGCAGGACGAGCTGAGAGAGAAGTACGCGATCACGCCAGCGAAGACTGGGGCGATGCTGTGGAGCATTGCTGAGACGGCTTTCGAGACGGGCGCGTACAACGCCGCAGTGTCGGCGGTGAAGGAACTCAATCAGCTCGCAGGGCTGACCATTCATCGCTCGCAGAACCTCAACATCAATGCCGACTTGCAGAAGATGAATCGAGAGGATATCAAGCACCGGCTGAACGAACTGCTCGGCGTAGAGGTCGAGATGAAGGACAAGGATCACTAACCTTGCCGGCTT